TGGTAGTTGCTATGAGCAACAATTACTGGGAAGACGAAGACGAAGACCTAGATACTGACCAAGGTTTCTCTGGTGATGGAAGTGACTTGATTAAGAAGTTACGGAAAGCAAAGAGAGCCGATGAGAAACGTATTAAGGAACTCACTGAGCAACTTGAGGGATTATCCAAAGTGCAGCGTGAGCGAACCGTCAAAGAAGTCCTGGAAAAGAAAGGCGTAAATGCTAAGGCTGCACGCTTAATTCTCAAGGATATTGACGATGTTAACGAAGAGACAGTTTCTAACTGGCTCGATGATAACGCAGATTTATTTGGAATTAAAGTACAGCAAGATGAGCCTAAGATGGCAGAACAAGACCGTGCTGCTTTACGGCAGCAAGATGTTTTGACACAGGCCGCGTTTACTCCAGACAGAATGGAAGAACTTAATTCAAGGATTGACAATGCAGATTCTATGGATGCATTGTTAGATGTTCTTCGTTCACAACAACAATCATAGTTTCTAGTCACTGGAGGTGACGAATGGCATATGTATCAACAGCCTCTGATTCACTCGGAGGAACCGCTGGTGGTGCTGGTCTAGTACAGAAGGCGTATGACCGTCTTCTAGAATTCGCTCTCCGCTCTGAACCACTAATTCGTTCAGTCGCAGATAAGCGCCCAGCACGTCAAGCAATCCCTGGCTCAACCGTTGTTCTACAACGTTATGTTGACCTTTCAGCAGCAACAACTGCTCTAACAGAAACAACTGACCCAGATGCAGTAGCAATGTCAACACCAACATCAGTAACCATTACTCTTAACGAGTACGGTAACTCAGTGTTGGTAACACGTGCATTAGAGTTATTCTCTCTTGCAGATGTTGACCCTGCAATCGCAAACATTATTGCGTTCAACCTAGCAGATTCTATCGACGCTGTAGCAATGACAACATTGCGTGGCGGAAGCAACGTAATCTACTCAGGTTCAACAGCAACATCAACTGCAACTATCACAGCCGCAGCAACAATTTCTTCAGCAAACATCCGCAAGGCTGTTGCTAAGTTACGTGCTAACAAGGCTAATGGTCGCAAGGGTTCACTATACTGGGCTGGTATCCACCCAGAGGTATCCCACGACCTACGTGCTGAGACAGGTTCAGCAGGATGGTTGCTTCCTAACCAATACGGTTCTGCACAAGACCGCATTTGGGCAGGAGAAATCGGAACATACGAAGGTGCATACTTCGTAGAGTCTCCACGTCTTTACAATGCAACTGACGGTGCATCATCTGCACGTAACTACCGCACAATTATCTGCGGACAGCAAGCACTTGCAGAGGCAGTGGCAGAAGAGCCACATGTAGTAATCGGACCAGTAGTTGACAAGTTAATGCGTCACCGCCCAATGGGTTGGTACGGCGTACTAGGCTTTGCTCGCTACCGCGAAGAGGCACTATACCGAATCGAATCAGGTTCATCAATCGCTTAGTTGATTGACGGTAGGGCTAGGAGAAATCCTAGCCTTACAGTAAGTTCATTAAGGAGAACAATGGCAAACTATATATTCACAACACCAGTTGTAGAAGAAGCACCTATTGGTAAGCACAGACTATTTTATTTCTATAAACTTAATAAGGGTGTTAGTATTGCCAAGAGTGGTGCTACCTACTCAAAGGTAAGATATCCACTTGATGAAAGCATAGAAGACTATGACGAATTCTATCTAGGTGGACATGAACATATAGTAGATGATACTACAAAGGCTGCGCTAATATCATCTGGCTTAGGAATAACAGAGGCAAATTTTACAGCAGTATAAGGGACAAGAATGGCATATCACTGGGAAGACCATCCTGTAGAAGTAGAAGGATGTTTCGGATGTAAGGTAATGAATCTCCAAGTTAATGCAGGAGATGCTAAAAGAGATATTCCAGATAAAAAATGGAATTCTGAATTACAGGCTTATCGAGATGCAAGAGCACAAGGAATACAGCCAGCAGGAACAACTATGCGCCATATAGAAGAAGCGCATAAAGCATCAGAGATTTTAGGCAAAGCGTACAATGCGGACACTATGCCTAAAACAAAAGACATCACACAAAAATCCGCAGCCGTAATGAAAGAGATAGGACAAATCTAATGCCAAAAGTAGGAAAAATGGAATTCCCTTATACTCCAAAGGGTAAGGCTATGGCTAAGAAAGCAGCAAAGAAAGTTGCCGCAAAGAAGATGGTTATGAAGAAAATGGGCAAGAAGAAGTAACATGCCTAATTACTTAGAAAACCTAATGAAGGAAGCCAAGCAGTTTAATAAGGCTAGGCAGAAGACTTCAGAGAACTCTTACAAGGGTAGCACATATCCACCAAGTGAGATGGCTCAAGGCGGTAAAGGACGAGAGTATTATAGAGAACAAGCAAATATTGCTCGCAAGAATGAAGATGCGCAGTTTGGTCAAATGATTGGTGCTCTTATTCAAGGTCGCCGTTACGATGACAAGACTGGAAAGCAAGTGAAGAAGAAAAAGTAATGTCCTCTGGAACATATAAGAGACATGACGGTTTTAATCCAGTTCAAATTAAGAATGGTCTAGTGGTTCGGTTAAACAAGAACGGAACCATTAGGTCAATCTTAGGAAAGTATGGGGAGCATGGAAAACAAAAAGGACTCAAGGCTCGCTAGAGCAGGAGTGTCTGGTTTTAATAAACCAAAGCGTACTCCTAAACATCCTACTAAATCACACGTAGTTGTAGCCAAAGAAGGAAGTCAAGTAAAGACAATTCGATTTGGTCAACAGGGTGTTACTGGAGACAGGCAACCTACGGCAAGACAGAAATCTTTTAAGGCACGTCACAGAAAGAATATTGCTAAAGGTAAAATGTCTGCAGCGTATTGGGCGGATAAAGTAAAGTGGTAGCAAAAAAAAAGACTAAGTCTAAAGTTAATGCTGCTGGTAATTATACTAAGCCTGAGATGAGGGCTAAGTTATTTAAGAAGATTAAGGCTGGTTCTAAGGGTGGAGACCCTGGAGAATGGTCAGCCCGTAAAGCACAATTACTTGCTGTTCAATACAAGAAGGCTGGCGGAGGATATAGATAATGGCATTAGCCAAATCTCAAAAGTCTTTAAAGGACTGGACAAAGCAAAAGTGGACAACCTCTGATGGTAAGCCATCTAAGGGTAAGAAAAGATATTTACCTGAGAAAGCATGGGCAGCACTAAGCCCTGCTGAGAAAGCCGCTACTAATAAAGCAAAGGCTGCAGGTAATGCTAAAGGTAAACAGTTTGTTAAACAACCTAAATCAATAGCAAAAAAAGCAGCAAAGTACAGATAGGGACACAGGGGACTATGAGCAAAAAAGATTCTATTGCACTAGTATGGTGCGATAATGGAATGGTAGATGGCAAGTTTATGCAAGGCGTAACAGATGTTATGTTAAAGTCTGGCGTAGAATTTGGTTCTACATTACGCAGTCAAGGTAACCAGATTGCTAGACAGCGACAGACAGTAATTGATTACTGGTATGATAAGACTGATTATGAATGGCTACTATGGGTAGACTCAGATGTAGTAATTAGTCCAGATAAGTTTAAACTATTGTGGGATAGTAGAGATGCTGAGAAGCGTCCATTGATTACTGGAGTATATTTTACTACAGATAATCCTGAAGAACCACTTATGGTTCCAATGCCTACAGTATTTAGTTTTGTTAATGATGGAGAAGGTGGCTTTGGATTATCCAGAGTACACCCACTACCTGAAAATCAACTGATTAAGGTTGATGCAGCAGGTATGGGATTCATCTTAATGCATAGAAGCATAGTACCTAAAGTACGTGAAGTAGCACCTGATGGTCAAATCTTTATGGAAATGGGTAGAGGAAGTAAGTTCATTGGTGAAGATATCTTCTTCTTTGCTTTATGTGATAAGGCAGAGGTTCCGCTCTATTGTCACACAGGAGCAACTGCTCCTCATATGAAACGATTCTCATTTGATGAGCATTACTATAAAGCATTCTTTGGTAAGCCTAAAGAAGAATCAAAGTTAATTACACCTAAGAAAAAAATCATTACACCTAGATAGGATAAGCAATGGCACTTGGTAAAGCAGGTAGTAGTTTAACAGCAGAACTTAATCGTCTTGCTGGAACAACTGGTTTGGATGAACAAGGTGCCGCTAATGCCTGGGCTGGGACAACTGGATATGCAACAGTAGGTGCTTTGAACATTAAAGCAGATGCTGCAAGAACAAGGGACAAGTTTAAAGATATAGATGGAATCTGTAATGAACTTGCTGGAACAACTGGATTGGCTGCACCAGCAGCACTAAGGAGCATCGACGCCTAATGACAACTACTCTATCTAATCTTATTGATGAAGTATTAATTAACCTTGCTGGTTATACATACCAACAGGAGAGAACAACCTATCTTAAGACTGCGGTAACTACTACCACATCTTCATCTACCTCACCTACAATTCTAAGCCTTGGCTCTACTGAATCAGTTGGTAAAGGTATTGTAGAAATTGGCGAAGAGTTAATGTGGATTGATACATTTGACCGTGTTGCAAATACCGCTACGGTATCTCCTTATGGTAGAGGATATCTAGGAACAACCGCTTCTACACATGCCGCTGATTCTAAGGTTACTATCTCTCCAGTATTTCCTCGCAACTCAGTTAAGAAAGCAATCAACGATACAATTCGTTCTACTGGCTCATCTATGTTTGCTGTTAAAAGTACAACATTTACTTATGAAGCACCAGTAACTACATACGATATTTATGATGGATATACAATCTCAAATGTATTAAGTATAATGTGGCAGTCTGTAGGTCCATCTGAAGAGTGGATTCCAGTTCGCAGATGGTCTTGGGACTCCAAGGCTGATGCTACAGCATTTGACACTAATGCTCAAACAATTACTATTGGTGATTATATTACACCTGGAAGAACAGTTAAAGTGGTATATGCTACTGATGCAGAACCATTTACTACTGACTCGCAAGACTTTGCTACACAGACTGGCTTGCCAGAATCATGTAAGGATGTCATAGTCCTTGGGGCCGCATATCGTTTGCTAACATATCTAGACCCTGCACGTGCTGCACAAATCAGCCCACAGGCAGATGAGACAGATAGCAAGCGTCCATTTGGTGCGTCGAATACTGCGACCAAGCAATTGTATGCTTTGTATACACAACGCTTGAAAGAAGAAACGTCACGCCAACAAAATCAATATCCAATCCGCGTCCACTACAGCCGATAGGGAACTAAATGACAATACGCAAATACTCCTCTCGTTCTCAACAAACGACACTAGCATCAGCAATTACATCATCAGATTCAACGATGACTGTAATCTCTGGTTCACAACTAATGGGTGGAAAAACACCTGCATCAACTGAAACATACACAGTTGTTATCGACCCAGATACAGCCAATGAAGAAATTGTAGATATAAGTAACTACTCTTCTGGCAACACACTTACTATTACTCGCGGAAGAGACGGCTCAACGGCTGTAGCCCACTCCGCTGGTGCAGCAGTACGACATATGATTATTGGTCGTGACCTTCAAGAGGCTAATGACCATATTGAAAATACTACAACAGCACACGGCATTACTCTTGCTGACGTTGTTAAGACAACCGATACTGGGGTAGTGACCAGTACAATGATTCTTAATGGCACAATTGTTAATGCTGACATTAACTCTAGTGCTGCAATAGACAAGACCAAAATTTCAGGAACTGCTATTACCGCTGGTGATACTGGCACAGTAACTAATACAATGCTTGCTGGCTCTATTGCCCCAGCCAAAGTAACAGGAACTGCCATCACTGCAGCCGATACTGGTACAGTAACAAGCACAATGATAGCCGATGGAACCATTGTAAACGCAGACATTAATGCTTCTGCTGCAATTGCTTCTACAAAGATTTCAGGTACAGCCGTAACTCAAGGAGATACTGGAACTGTTACCTCTACAATGATTGCAGACGGAACTATCGTCAATGCTGACATTAATTCTTCTGCCGCTATTGATAAGACTAAGATTTCTGGAACTGCAATTACAGCAGCGGATTCAGGTACAGTCACATCTACTATGATTGCTGACGGTACAATTGTTAATGCTGATATCAATGCTTCAGCAGCAATTGCGTTAAGCAAGTTGGCAACTGACCCATTGGCTCGTGCTAACCATACTGGTAGCCAAACAGCATCAACTATCTCAGACTTTGATACACAAGTAAGAACATCTAGACTAGACCAAATGGCTGCGCCTACTGGTTCAGTATCATTAAATAGTCAGAAGATTACTAACCTTGCTACACCTACATCTAATGCTGATGCTTCTACTAAACTTTATGTAGATACTCAAATCAATAACCTTATTGATGGAGCACCTTCTACATTAGATACTCTTAATGAAATTGCTGCAGCACTTGCTGATACAGCAAACTTCTCAGATACAGTAGTTCTTAAGGCTGGCTCTACAATGACTGGCAACCTGGCAATGGGTACAAATAAGGTTACTGGTCTTGGAACACCTACATCTAACACAGATGCAGCAACTAAGGCATACGCAGATACAATGCTTCCACTAGCAGGTGGCACTATGACTGGTGCTATTGCTATGGGAACCAACAAGATTACAGGACTAGGTACACCAACCGCTAACACAGATGCGGTTACAAAAGCATATGCAGATACAATTATTACATCTGTTGCTGCCGATGCAGCCGCCGCTGCTGCTAGTGCCTCTGCTGCCGCAGCATCATATGATTCATTTGATGATAGATATCTAGGTGCCAAGGCAACTGCTCCATCAACCGATAATGATGGCAACGCTTTACTTACTGGTGCTATCTACTTTGATACAGCAGCAACCAAGTTCTATGCTTGGAATGGTTCAGCATGGCAAGAACTAACATCTACTATTACAGTCAGCCGTTGGAAGAAAACAATGTCTGGCGGAGAAACAACATTATCTGGAACAGATGATAACTCAATATCATTATCTTATACAGCAGGATGGGAAGAAGTATTCCTTAACGGTGTAAGACTTGTTCGCGGTGATGACTATACTGCAAGCACTGGCACAACAGTTACTGGACTATCTCCAGCCCTTGCTGCTAGCGATGTTGTAGAAGTATTTTCATATACACCATTCAATGTATCCAATGCCCTGACAGTAACAGTTATCGATGCAAAGGGTGACTTACTAGTTGGAACAGCAAGTGATACAATTGGAAGGTTAGCAGTTGGAACCAATGGATATATCTTAACAGCAGATAGCGCACAGTCAGCAGGTGTCAAGTGGGCTGCTGCACCTGAAGCAGGATTTAATCCACTTATGTTGATGGGAGCATAATGACAAAAGCAAGAACCAATGCCGATAACCAAGCAGGCGATATCTCTGGCGTAACAGCCTCAACAGGATTAACAGGTGGAGGAACAAGTGGTACTGTATCAGTAGCCCTTGACACTACATCTGTATATGTAATCCCATCTCAAACCAGCAACTCTGGTAAGTATCTAACAACCAATGGAAGTGCAGCATCATGGGCATCAGTAGATGCACTGCCTTCTCAAACAGGAAATTCAGGAAAGTATTTGACCACTAATGGCACATCTGCTTCCTGGGCAACAATAACCACCGACCCAACACCAACAGCATTTCTGCTGGGTGGAATGTAATAAGGAGAAACAATGGCAAACGCATATAAAGTACTAGGTCGCAAGGCTGCTGCTGCTACTACTGAGGAAGCGCTGTACACAGTACCTTCTTCTACAGAAGCAGTTGTATCAACTATTGTAATCGCAAACCGTGCTGCATCAGCGAAGACATATCGTCTTGCTGTAAAGCCAACATCAGGAACAACACTTGCTAATGAGCATTACATTGCTTATGATGTAGCAATTGCTGCTAATGATTCAACTGCGCTAACACTAGGTGTAACTCTTGCTGCAGGAAACTCAATCAGTTCCTACGCATCAAGCGCCGACTTAACATTTACTGCTTTCGGCTCTGAAATTACTGCTTAATAACTTTTAGATAGGACATAACCAATGGCTGTTTCAAGATTTAGTAACTCTAGGTTTACTCAAGCGTTACCAAAATATACTAGATTTTGGGACCAAACAACTACGCTTACTCTGCCTGTTGATTTTCTTGTAGTTGCTGGCGGTGGTGGAGGCGGAAACGGAAACTCAACTGCTGGCTCAACAACTCCAGGCGGCGGTGGCGGTGCTGGTGGGCTTCGTTCCACCGTAACTGCAACAGGTGGCGGTGGTTCTTTAGAAACTGCTTTATCCTTAAAAATTGGAACTTCCTACACTATCACAGTTGGTAATGGTGGTAATGGTGACAGCGACTCAGGAGATTATGGGTCACAAGGTGGCAACTCATCTATTTCAGGAACTGGAATTACAACTGTAACTTCCACAGGCGGTGGTGGAGGTGGTTCAGGAAATTATGCTGGTCAAAATGGTGGTTCAGGTGGTGGTGGTGGTGTTGGATTAAATCAAAGTGGCCGTACTGGTGGAACAGGAACTTCTGGTCAAGGTTATGCTGGAGGTAATGGAAACACTTATCCTACATATCGTGAAGGCGCTGGAGGAGGTGGTGGTGCTGGAGCGGTAGGTGCTAATGCAACTGCTACGGCCTCTTCTGATATTGGAGGTAATGGTGGAGCGGGTGTATCAGTAAGCATTACGGGTTCATCAGTCACTTACGCAGGCGGTGGCGGAGGTGGTGTTTATGTTTTTGGAACCGCAGGTTCGGGTGGTTCAGGTGGTGGCGGCGCTGGTGGAGAATCATCAGCAACTAATGGAACTGCTAATACTGGAGGCGGTGGTGGTGGTATGGGTAGAGCAGGTACTGCTGCTAGTGGTGGTAGCGGAGTTGTAATACTTCGTGCAACACAAGCAGCATCTTCTACAACAGGTTCTCCTACTTATACAACATCAGGTTCATATCATATCTATAAATTTACTGGAGATGGGAGCATAACCTACTAATGGCTATTCGTAAATTTTCTACATCAAGTATTAAAACAGGTTCTAAGTCATCTAAATTTTGGGACCAAACCGCATCAGCAGATGTTCTTGTTATAGCAGGTGGTGGTGGAGGTGGAGGTAAAAACACAGGCGGTGGTGGTGGTGCTGGAGGTTATAGAACCACTACATTAACACTATCTGCAGGTATTGTTTATACAATAGTAGTTGGCGGTGGTGGTGCTGGTGGAACTTCACCTACTCAAACAAAAGGTTCTAGTGGTGTTAATTCATCTATAAGTGGTACTGGTATTACTACCGTAACTTCAACTGGTGGTGGCGGAGGTGGACAGGGTGTTCCGCCAAATGCACCCGATGCAAAACTAAACGGAATATCTGGTGGCTCAGGTGGTGGTGGCGGTGGAACCGATTCGGGTGGTGGTGGTACTGGTGCTGCTGGTAACTCAGGTTCATACTCTCCCGTAGAAGGTTATGCTGGTGGTAACGGAAATAACGGCGCTAATGGCGGAGGTGGCGGCGGTTCATCTGCCGCAGGTTCTAACGCAACAACAAGTGCTGGTGGCAATGGTGGAGCGGGAACTTCTAATTCGATTACAGGAAGTGCTGTAACCTATGCAGGTGGTGGCGGGGGTGGTGCCAATTCTACTGCTGGAACTGGTGGCTCAGGAGGCGGTGGTAATGGTGCCGCTGGTGGCTCTGGTGGAAATCCATCAACTCAACAGGCAGGTTCTGGTACGGCTAATAGAGGTAGTGGAGGCGGAGGTGCTGGGGGATTTGAAACGCTTCTCTCAGGTGGCGCAGGTGGTTCAGGTGTAGTAATACTTAGGTCAGTAAAAGCAGCAGCCTCTACAACAGGTTCACCAACTTACACAACATCAGACTCATACCACATTTATCAATTTACAGGCGATGGTTCAATCACATACTAAGGAGAAATAATGGCACACTTTGCAAAACTAGATGAAAACAATAATGTACTTGCAGTTCACGTAGTGAACAATGATGTCATCACCATAGATGGTGTTGAGTCAGAGCAAGCAGGTATTGATTTTTTAACTGACCTTCACGGTCATACATTATGGAAGCAAACTTCCTACAACGGAACAATCCGCAAAAATTATGCAGGCGTTGGATATATATATGACGAAGGCCGTGATGCGTTTTATGCACCACAACCTTGGGCATCTTGGACTTTAAATGAAAACACTTGCCAATGGGAGTCACCAGTACCATATCCAATAGTTGACCCTGAGAATCCAAAACGTTATGTTTGGTTTGAACCTAATCAAGAATGGATTGAAATAACTGGTCCTTCTGCTTAAGTAATAATATAAATAAATTTCTAATTAAGGAGCACTGTGGCTGGTCGTGATATTACCGAAGGTCGTTCTAGTAGAGCGATTGCGGTTGACTTAGGTATTGTATCGTCTTCTGCTACTTGGCAGAATACGGCAGAAGCATATGATATTGCTATTGGTGGCTTGCCATTTTTTTATGCCATCTCAGATGCAAGACCTTATCGTCGACAGACTGCACCATTTCGTAAAGACCAATTTGATAATGGAACAGAACCAGGTGAGCAATCACTTACTGGTTGGTGGATTCGTTCTCAATCTTCTTTTCATGGTGGGGCAGGCATTAAGTTCTATGACCCATCTGCTGGTGAAACCGTAGCACACAGATTTACTGATAGCAAGGGTGTTGATGTATGGACTAAGGGACAAGTTACCATGCTCAAGTCTACATCTACTGCTCACTACACTACTGGTCCAATACAAAGCAGTGGTAAACCATTTCAACAATTACGCTCTATTCAATGGGGTGGAACAAATGGCGTTTTACTATGGGACGAATATGATGTTGATAAGATTGCTGTAGATGGAACTACTACTCACTTTATAGATTCTGCTGCAGGAACAGACTATCCAGTGTATGCTATTTGCGATGATGGTATTAATGCTTATTGGGTTACACGCATTCTTGATTCAGGTGTAGATAAAACTGCTGTATATAAGAAAGCGCTAACTGGAGATTCATCTACATCGGCCACACAATTATTTAAAGATAGTTCTATTGTTGTATCTAAAGGCACAATGGAATATGTTAAAGATAGAATTGTTATGGCTATCAATAATAAGATTTATGAGTTTGCTCCAACAGCATCTGCTTTACCTACTGCTTTATATACTCACGCTGATACTGATGTAGTATTCACTTCAGTCTCTGCGTCTGGTTCTTCTATCTATGTTGCTGGATACAGTGGTATACAATCATTTATTTATAAGTTTACATTAAGTACATCTGGCACGATGCCTACACTTACATCTGCTGTAGTTTCAGCAGAGATGCCTGTAGGAGAAATCATCCACAAGATATATTATTATCTTGGATATATGATGATTGGGACAAATAAGGGAATCCGTGCGGCAGTTGTCTCAGATACCGACGGCTCCATTAATTATGGTCCACTAATAGTAGAGACTTCTCAGCCGTGTTATGACTTTGCCGCACGAGACAAATTCGTCTGGTGCGCTACTAGCGTTGCTGGAAATCCTGGTGTTATTCGTATTGACCTAGGAAATGAAATCGAAACATTACGATTTGCTTATGCAAATGATTTATATGTTGACGATATAACTGGATACAAGACTACATCATGCGCCTTTGCTGGCGATTTAAATAGACTTGTATTCTGTACAACTGCTATCAATGCTGGCACTATTACCAATAAAGCATTAACAAGTAACGTTGCTACACTGACAACGTCATCTGCTCATGGGCTTGCAGTCAATGACGAGGTATGGGTAGAAGGCGTCGATGCAACATTCAATGGTAAGTTTACAGTCACTGCAGTAGGTTCGTCAACTACATTTAGTTACGCAAAGACAGCAAGCAATGTTTCTTCTACTGCTGTTTCATCTAGTACCGCATTGGTTAATAAGGTAGGCTCTATCAATATAGAATCAGGTTCTACCCTTCGTGCTACTGGATACCTTACTACAGGATTTATTAGATACAATACACTAGAACCTAAGAACTTTAAGCGTCTTCTCGGACGTGGAGATTTTAATTATGGCACTCTTGTTATGGATGTCATAGATAGAAATGGAACTGAGTATGATATTATTACATACAGTTCTACAGTGCCAGCAGTTGAGGTTACTACATCACAACCTGAAACAGCACAAGAGTATGTAGCATATAAGTTTATCTTCGGTAGAGATGCTACAACTACATCTTTGGGTCCGACATTTAAAGGATACCAAGCAAAGGCTACTATCGCTACGCCTCGTCAACAAATCATGCAGTTCCCACTGTACTGCTTTGATGTCGAAACAGATAGATACAACGTTCAAGTCGGATACGAAGGAAGAGCATTTGCTAGAATTCAAGCACTTGAAAATATTGAAAAGAGTGGAGACGTAGTTACACTACAAGACTTCACAACTGGTGAATCTCGCCAGATTGTAATTGAACAGATATCGTTTACTCGTGGAACTCCACCAGACAGAGGCTTCAGTGGCTTCGGTGGTATCCTCGAAGTAACCATTAGAACCGTATAGGGAATCATGATGACACCAACTGATTGGGCTGGACTAGCCGTAGCCATAACTACTTTAATAGGAGCATTAGCAACATCTATTAGATGGATGGTTAAACATTATCTTGCTGAACTTAAACCCAATGGAGGGTCAAGTTTAAAAGACAAGGTCAATCAATTGGACGAGAAGGTTGAATTACTAACCGACCTAGTTAAACAACTAATAGGAAGATAGGGACAATGGGGACAAAAGCGGACAAATTTCCTAAATGGTTCTATGACAATGCTACAGTTAACGACTTTGAAAACGGACTAGCAGAATTTAAGGGTAAGAAGAATCTTAAGTTCCTACAGATAGGTGTCTTTACTGGCAACGCATCTGCTTGGTTGTTAAAGAATATTCTTACAGACCCATCATCATTGCTTGT